GAGTGACTCGTTCAGCTCCATGCCCGAAGGCCCGACGAGAGGGCGGTTGTGCTCAACCTCCTTCTCGCCGGGCGCCTCAGCCACCAGAGCGATGTTGCTGTCGTACCGAAGCTCAGGCCCAACCGGCCCGCCGTCGCGCTGTGTGCGAAGAACGCACTGGTCGCAGCGCGCTCCGAGCGCCTCCGGGTCATAGGACCCGGACTCCTGCATCTGCATGGCGACGAGCTTGCCGGTGGACATGGATCGATCCTCAGTGCTGGAAGGCCGAGAGCTTCGCGGCGCGGGAGTTCGTGTCGTAGGTCTCGTTCGCCATCTTCAGGAACACGTCCTTCGAGCGCCCCTGCGAGCGGTAGAGCGCCGCGGCCATCGACATCAGCAGGTCGGAGAACGACAACGGCCCAACCTCGTTGAGCCGCGCTATCTCCATCACATCGTCCATCGCGGCGGCCACTCTCTTGCGCTGCTCGATCATCTTTTCATCCATGGTGTCTCCCAAAAAAAGAAGTCGGGGGCCCCTCCGCGCCCCCGACCATGCTCAGGCCTTACACCTGAGCCCCTGCGGCATCGCGCCGCCTCGCCAGCGGTAGAGGGGGGAGACTACCGCTGGAGCATCCCACGGAGCTTGTTGCTGCCGCCCGGCTGGGGCGCGACGTTCATCGCGGGAGCGGCCACGGTCCCGCTGCCGATGGACGCGGTCTGCTTGCCCGCGCCCGTGAGGCTGGCGTACGCCTCCGGCGTGATGAACTGCTTGTCGGACTGGCTGCTGGCGTCGTTCGGGTCCTTCGCCTTGAAGTAGACGTAGGCGACCTTGTTGTCGAACTGGTCGGCGCGGATGGTGTTCACGTCCGCGCTGGAGCCGACGGAGAGGAGCGCCGTCTTCCACGAGCGGAGGTTGCCCAGCTTCGAGAGGTCCGCGCCGATGAAGAGGCGCATCTCCGTGCCCTGATACTCGCCGTCCGCGATCACGGTCTGGAACTTCACGGAGGTGCGGTCCTCCTTCTGGTACGCCTCCGTGCCCGTGATCTTGACCTTGTACGCGCCCGTGACGGGCTCGACGTAGCCACCGGGGCCCGAGCGCGCCGCGACGTCCTTGAGGTCCACGTTGTCGATCTGCCAAGTGCTCATCTTGCCTTCTCCTGTGATCCCCGGCTTCGCCCGTCCCGTAGGGGCCGTGGGTCCTACCGCCTGTTTTGCCTCCGTGCGGAGAGGAGGGGTCTGGGGGCGTGGGACGATGGGTTGGTGCCCCCTAATCGATTAGGCGAGGTACATCTTGAGGACGTCCGACTGGGCGCGGATCAGCGCCGCGCGGTCAAGTGCATCGCGCATCACCCAGCGGGTCATGAGCGCGTTGTCCGTGTGCTCCTTGCACAGCTCCACGGCTTCGGCCATCAGCGCCTTCTCTTCGGCGGGGTTCTCGACCAGCGCAGCGGCGAGCACGTCCACGAGCTGCTCCTGCCACTCCTGACCCTTGGCGCGGCGGATCTCGTAGCCCGCGCAGCGAAGGATCTCGGCGACGTTCATCGGGGCGCGGTCCGGCGTGACGCCGTGACGGTCCTTCGTGACCCACTGCGGGTCGTCGATCGTGCAGCGGTAGCACGCGTGCCAGCCACGCCGCGAGGAGTCGTAGGCAGCGCGCAGGACCAGATCACACGCGGTCGGCAGGTCTTCGGGCAGACGGCCGGGGAGCCGGGGGCCTCCGCGAACGAACGTGCCGTTCATCGTGCGCGGCGTGGACTCGTGAGCCGTCAGCACGACGTGCAGACCGACGTGGCGGGCCGTGTCCCGGAAGTCCAGCACTGCATCGCGCAGCGCGCCCCAGAGCTTAAAGCCCGTGTGCTTCTTCTCCAGCACCGCGATGGTGGACTCGGCGAGCAGCGAGAAGTCGTCCACGATGATCGCGTCGTACTTGGGGGACTTGCCGTGGTCCTTCACGATCTTCGTGGCGTCCATGATGGTCCCGGCTTCCATGTTGTCCGGGATCGATCCGACGACCTTCTCCGCGGGCTTCAGCGCGCCGGGGGGCGCGACGAACAGGCCCTGCGGGAAGCTATAGAGCAGGTCGGTGGTCTTGCCGATGCCAGAGGGCCCGTAGAGGGCGACGACTGCCTTGGCGCCGTTGTAGAGGGCGTTGGTCACTTGGAACTCCGTCGTGGTTGAGCGGTAGTATAGACACCCGTTGACATGTGTCAAGGGGTCTTTTTACATGCACCCATCCACGCGATTTTCCAGCTCTTTGTAGAGCGCCTCGTTCTCGCGCTCCAGAGCGGCCACGCGGTCCTTGAGCAGCGCGACCTCGTCCTCGTGAGCTGAGAGCCCGCGGTCCATCACGGCGGCGAGCTTCGGGATCTCCGCGACCCAGTAGGCGTGCGCGGTGGCGTTGCGCGCGAAGCACACGGCGATCGTCTTGCCGTAGCCGTCGATCACGGTGTTGCCGCGAACGCGCCACGGGCCGGGGGTCAGCAGGTCCTTGTTGGGCAGCATCTTCTTCTCCTGCGGCGCGAGGCCGCTCCTTTTTCCGCCGGGATCAGCCCCAGCGGCACTTCTCGAAAAAGTTGCACTGTCCATACGCCGTGACGCAGGTCTGCTCCGACAGGGTCTGGGGCCAGTTGGCGGGCTCGATGCCAGATCGATCCAGAGCCTCGACCCGCTCGCGGGCGTGCAGCACGGTCAGCGGGAAGGACCGGATGGCCTCCGGCGCGGGGTCGGGCGTCTGGCGCTTGAAGGCGCCCATGCCATCACCGACCTCGATGAGGTTGAGCTTCACGCCTCCGAAGTCGTCGCCGTAGACCCGCACGCCGAAGTTGTGCATGCCGATGAACTGGCCGGAGAGCGTGTACCGGGTGGCGACCTCCCGCGTGATGCGGCCCGTCGTCTTGTGATCCCAGATCCAGACCTTCCCGTCGGCCTCGCGCACGACGAGGTCGAGCCGCTGCGTGTAGCGAAACGGTCCGATCTCGCTCTTGAAGACCTCCTCGACGGCGATGACCTCGACGCGCTCGGAGGCCCAATGGCCCGCGTACCGCGCGACGGTGTCCTTGGCGAGCGGGACGTACTGCGGGGCATAGGGCCCGAGCTTCTTCGCGCACTCGTCGATGGCCTCATCGGGCGTGGCCCACTCGTCGGGGTCGCGGTCCTGCTGGATCGATTCCAGCCGCGCGTAGTAGTGCGCCAGCCCCTGATGCACCAGCGAGCCCTTGAGCAGCGGCGCCGCGTCCGTGTGCTCGCGCTTCGCACCGGGCACGCGGTAGGTGTAGGCGAAGAGCCGCGGGCATCGGAGTGCGAGTTCCGTCGCGTGCCATCCCCACTCGCCTGATGATCCTGCGTCGATGTGCTTGGTCATTCTTTGTCCTCCGGGATCGGCATCTCTTTGATCCGCTTGTGCAGTCCCATCGCACAGGAGTGCCACGCAGCGCCCATCGCCGCCTCGCGCATCGCCTCGGCCCCTCGGGTGAAGGCATCCTCGCGCAAGCACTCGATGCTTATCTGGTCTTCGCTCATGCGGAGCGCGTCGTCGATGCGCTGCACCAGCGCCCGCGCCGATATGGTCCCGGCCACGACGCTCCGCGCCTCCGCGAGCAGCGCCCTGAGATCCTTCTCACTCATCTTCGATCTCCATCTGGCACATCGCGCAGAACCGCGGCCACTCTTCAGAATCGATCCGGCGTTCGTCGTCCTTCGGGATGCACTGGAAACAGACGGCCCTCGACTCCAAGCACCGCGCGCAGTAGATCATCGCAGCTTCGAGGTCCAGCTCCCCGCAGGAGTCACAGTTCAGCTCGATCCGTGGCTCAGTGAAATGATCGCTCGTACCCATCTACCACCTCGCGAAAAGCCGCTCCAGCGACCTTCTCGGAACTCCGGCCGCCTCAGCGGCACCCCTGAAACTCGCGCCTGCCCAGAGCAGTTGCATCGCGCAGATGTAGTGCTCAAGTACCTCCGGGTCGTTGACGGCCGAAGGTCTGCCGATGTGCTTTCCCATGGCCCGCGCCCGGTCGATGCCCTCTTTGATGAGCGTCCCGATGGCGGTGCGGTTGCCCTCGATCTCATGGACCTTGTCGTGGCAGGCCATGCAGAGCGGCAGGGTCCGCGTGCCGCCGCGCGAGTACGGCACGACGTGATGGTGAACGTGTGCCCGCGAGCCGCACTCGAAGCACGTCGGGAAGTTGTGGGGGCGCCGCTGGCGGCTCACTGGCCCCTCCAACGAAGACCGGCATCGACGTGATTCTTGAGAACGGCCCCCACCACCGAGTGCTCGATGATGTAGCCCCGCGAGATCAGATCACGGATGTTCAACAACGCCAGTTCCATGTCCCTGTGCTGGCGACTCTGTTCCGCCCTCTCACGCTTTGTCATGCCGCACCCAGCTTGCTCAAGATCGATTCGAGCAGCGCGTCCTCGTCGTCCGCGCCCATGAGCTGGGCAGCGAGCCCGTCAACCGAGTCGTCCTGCGAGACCTTCTCGACTGCCGGGAGCTTCTCCAGCAGGATCCCCGCGACGTGCTCGTCCACCGTGTTCTCGGCGACGAGGTACTGGATCATGACGGGCCGCTTCTGTCCGTGGCGGGCGACGCGACCTTCCCACTGCACGATCTGTCCGGGCGTGTAGGGCAACATGGCGATGAGCAGCAGGTCGGTGTCCTGCAAGTTGACCCCCTCTCCCCATGCGTCACCAGTTCCGACGAGGACGGCAGGTCCGGGAGCTGCCATGTAAGCCTGCTGGATGCCGTCTCGTACGGGCGCGGGTGTTCCACCGTGGCCGGTGAAGACGGTGGCCTCGCTTCCGAATCGATCCGTGACCAGCGCACCGAGGTCATCACAGTCCTCCCGGCGACCCGTGAACACGATCACCTTCTGCTTGTTCGCCACGCACTCTTCCACGATCTCCATGACGGCCTTGCGCTTGCGGGCAGCGGCCTCCATGAGCTTCGCTTCGAGCAGCGCGCCCCGGCCCGCCTTCGCAGCCTGCTTCATGGTCTTCGCGAAGCCCGTGGCCCGGACCTGATCGCCCGACGGGACGTAGGTCAC